GCCTGGTATTACTGCACGCCCGATGCTCGACAGCACTTGATCAACTTTCCACCCTGCTTTTGCCGTGAAGGTGAGATGCTCCCACATCGTCGGCCCTGTTGTTCCGCCTTCTAGCAGGACGGCGACATCGAGTTTGATCGTTGGGTTGCCGGCTTGGCTTGTCTTCTCTACGGCCTTGATGATTTCAACTTCGTATGTTCCCGGCTCTACGTAATAAATCGCGGCCTGTTTTGGTTCGTTTGCTGTGTATGTTGGCATTTTGTTTTTCTATTTTATTTTTGTTTGTCTTAGTTGGAGCGAATGCGCTCCGGTTTGTATTGCTGTTTGGTCTGGCTCCACGCCGTTATTGGCGCAAAGTTCCAGATAACTCTTTTCTGACATCTTCCCGCCAAGGGCGAGGATGAGTGTCTCTTTGGTGATGTTTTGGCTTGCTTTTGCTATTGCGTCTGTTTCCACAAATTTTCTTCCGCTCATGCTGGTGAGCTTCCATCCGGGAACTTCGTCCCCGTTTTCTAGTCTCGTCTTTAGGTGACCCATCACCGGCTCCGCGATCTCCTTTTCGGCTAACTTCCACTCCTTGGCAAATGCTCCCATACTCTCCGCTGTTGCAAGGATGCGTTGGCGGATCGCATCGATGCTGTTGCCTGTAACGTCTGGAATGAGCGCGATTGCGCTCTCAGCCTGCCGCACGATGGCGTTGCAATTGTTGTAATGCTTGCACCAGCTGCAATACTCGCAAGGCGTCGGCTGCGCCTCCGCGCTTGTTGCGCGGTCGATTGTGCGCTTGGTGATCTGTTGCGCTTCCTCGTAGCTAAAATCGTAGCTACGGATGAGCTTTTGATCGACATAGATGACGTGCGCAGTCCAAGACGTGTCGAAATTGTCCTCCATGCACGCTAGCGAATAAGCCGCGAGTTGCTCGCGGTAGTTCCGCACCTGCCCTGTTTTTATGTCCGCGACCCACTTCTCGGCCTTGCAGACTGCGTCCGCTGTGCCGAGTTTACTTAGTCCAGGAACTGCCATCGCGAGGTATTCCTCGCGAGTCTCCACGAACGATCCTTTTGCAAGGCGTGTTAGTTCATCGACGCCGTAAGTGATAGGAGAAAAGTCTTCTCCAACTTTTTGCATATTGACCACGACAGTTGATGTCGTGTTCTCAAGGATCAAGTTGCGAATAGCTTTGTCTATTTCCGTGCCGCGCTCCGCTGCGGAACTCGTTCCGTTTGCGCCTTGAAACAAGGCGCATTCGGCGAGTTTGGGCAGACTGCTGGGTGATATTTCTTTGCTCATTTGTTTGCGGCCCTCCATTCGATAGCCGTATTTACAAACTGATCAACGCGAAGCGCAACGCGCTCCAGGTACTCCGGTGCGCAGTCGCGCCACGTCTGTTCGCTTGTTAGCACGCCGCGACCGATTAGGAACTGATTGACCGCGCCTTCGTGCTCTGCGAGCCGTGCTTGCCATCCGATCATTTCCTTGGCGTCAAGAATATGATCCGGCTGTTTAGTTGCAACGACCTCGAACAAATGAGCAACCGATGCCCATTCTAGCGGGAGTTCCTCTGCTAGTCCGCTTCTCGTCTTCGCATCGTATGCCGCGCTGTGCGTTGTTAGCAGGATACGCTCTTTGCCGCCGATGCCCTTGCCTTTGCCTGTCTCGCTTGTCGATACTTTGGTTTTGAACCGTAGGAACCAAAGCTCGTCTGCGAACTCTTTCAAGAGCGGTGAGCTTTGCTTGCTGAGTTTTAACTCGTAGCGGTCGTATGCCGCCAATGCGTCCGGAGCCTCAAAGCGCACGATCTTGCTGTGCGCAATCATGACCACGTTCTTGCCGGCGTCGATGAGTTGATCGATGCTGGACAGCATACGGCTCATTCTTTCCGCTATCATCACCCACCCCTTACCGAAGCCGAAATCCTCGATGCTGGTTTTTTTGCTGGTGGCGAGTAGGTCTTCAACGCACAGCCGCTCCGCCCAATCCGCGCTGTCTACGACGATGGTTTTGTAGTCGGTCGCTTTGGCCTCAGCCAATGCGTCTGTCAGTTGCTTCCAACTGCCGATCTCGCAACGATCCACGTCGAGGTGGCTTGTGCCTTGTTCGATGTCCAAGAACAGCGGCCTGGGGAACTTGGCCGCGAATGTGCTTTTGCCTACGGACTCCACTCCGTATAGTACTACGCGCTGGGCGCGTGTTTGTTTGCCTTTAGTTATTTTCATTTTCTATTTTTCTTTTTGTTGTGCTGCGTATACGGCCACAGCGAGTGCCGCCCACGAGTGGGATTTGATGCCGTAGGTTGGCCCCGGCTGGGCCTTTGTTCCCTGCGGCCCGACTTTGTCGATCAAGGCTTGGCGAATGTTCGCATCCTTGGCTCGCATCGTTCCGCAGAGAAAAAGTTTGATGTCTTTTCTGAAAATCAGTTCCACGTCCACTCTCGCAACCTCGATAAATCGTCCGATCCAGACGCAGGTCTCAAAGGTGCTTGCGCCTACCGCCATGCCGTAGCTGGCGATCATCTCACAGGCGCACCGAGTGTATTCGCGACCGATCAATACTTGGCGCATCTCCTCGTTTGGTAGGTGTCCGTGGTCGATCACCTTGCCGTTGTGGAACTGCACGAATGCGCTGTGCGTTGTTCCGGGATCAATCGCGATGTTCATATTTCAATGCTTTCGTTTTGATCTTGTCTGTCGGCAGGCTCAAGACATCGCAAATGCCTTGGAATGCCCTGGAGCGGATGAAATGCAAAGCTGTGTCGCGGTCGATCTCTTGGTGAGCGTTCATTTGTTTGCTCACGAAGACCTTCTCGCTCCGAAGGTCTTGGACGGCCTGCTCTATCATCCCGCACAATAAATTGCGCGTGAACTCGCATTCTGCATCGTGCCTCTCTTCGGGAGTCATTCCCCGCGCTCCCTGCGGATTTGTCTATTCATCCACCATCTGCGGGTTTGTTCCGCTTGGCAGGTGGCTTTGAGATTGCCTAGCACGTATCCACCGACGAAGGCCGAGGTGATACAGACCGCGAATAAGATGAGAAAATTGATAGGTTCCATATATTTTAGATGTTGTAGAATTTTGCGCGGACACCAGCGAGAGCGATCTTTTCCTGCTCGGCGTTTAGGCCGACTCGGCTTCCGCCGTCTTGGTTAGGGAAAAGCTCAACGCGTTCGATGCTGGTCACATACCAATAAGAGCCACCACGAACCGCTTTGATCCGATTTGCTATGCGTGTGTACTTGTAGGCTTTTGCAACCGACCCGCCGGATATATATGTGAGTTCCGCGCCGATTCTGGACGATTTAGAAATACCGAATGCGGCGAGTTGCTTCTCAGCGATCTCGGTCGCATTAAGGATGTCCATTGCTGAAGCTGTGGCTGATCTGGCTTTACCGTTTACCTTTTCTAGGGAGTCTGAGAGTTCGCGGCCTTTAGTATTTAGTGCAACTTTGATTTTCATTTTTGGTTTTCTGTTTTTGGTTTGTATCGTTGGGAGTCATTCCCTGTCGATGGGCAAACAATCCTCAATCCCTGTTCGGATGAAAAGAAAAAAATTCGCAAAGTGCGAAAATAAATCTGGGGAAAAGTCTTTACAAGTGCGCTCAACCAATGCCCATGCGCATCTGCGGACTTATTTTAGTTCTGGAATATTTCTGGAATTACGCTCCGCCCAAAGCCAAGTGCGCACCGATTCCATCGATTCGACGTCCAGATTTGCGAATTCTCCGCATTGGTGTTTGAGCGCAGATCGAAGCTCGGAGTCGAGCGCATCGAGTAGAATTAAAACGTCAAGAGCCTTACAGGCAACCTCATGCTCGTATCTTTCGGAGTCGTCAAATTCTAGAATTAATTTCATGCAAGAACGTCTATTTTTTTAGATACTCGGTTTCGTAAATTGGCGAGCATATCGCGCTCGGTCATGCCGGTCGCCCAATGCGGACGTAGTTGATAGTGCGGCTCGTCAACAATGCTTTTCCAATCGCCGCCCCATTCGAGGCCAAGGCTTTTGCCTAGCGTGCCGAGTTCGTTGTAGAGCGGATGTTCTCCGCAATACTCTTTTCCGCGAAAAATACCGATATCTGCGGAAATCCCGAAATTATGGAGCGAAAATCCAGCCTTGGCTCGTGTCACAATCGATGTATTTGGTATCGTGCGGCCTTTGGCATAGATCGCATCTTGCTCCATATACGATCTCGTGCCGCTGATGATTTTAACGTCGCAGCCTACCTTTGCACAGATGACCTTTGCCACGCCTAGGAAGCCGCGCATGGCCTTTTGCATAGCGGGGTGGAGCGTTGCTAGTTGAATCTCCGAGCGGTCGTCAAAGGTCATTTTTTGAGTCCTTGGATATCTGGGAGTTGATAACAAAAAGTTCCGTAGTCCGTCTTGACGCATAAAGCCGGATTATTGAATCCAGCGCATGACGTGAGAAACGCCA